TCGCCGTTCGGTGCTGATGGTGGGCCGGCGGCGACGCAGCAGCTACAGGATTTGTTGGTGGGGGTGGCGTCGCAGGCGACGGAGGATCCGGGGTCGATGGCCGCCCTGGTGCCGATCGTGGCGTCGGCGCCGGGTGAGTGGATCGGCAAAATCAATCACCTCAGGATTGCTAACACGGTGACGGATGTGGCGATCACGACCCGCAATGATGCGGTGGCGCGTTTGGCCCGCGGTTTGGATGTGTCCCCGGAACGCCTACTCGGCATGGGCGATACGAACCATTGGAGTGCATGGTCGATTTCGGATTCGGATGTGCAGTTGCATATCGCCCCGGTCATGGAGACGGTGTGCCAGGCAATCTACGACAGCATTCTGCGGCCAATGTTGGTGGCCGAGGGCATTGACCCTGACCGGTTTGTGTTGTGGTTTGACACCTCGAGGTTGACGGCCGATCCGGATAAGTCGGATGAGGCGAAGTCGGCGTTCGATGTGGGTGCGATTACTTCGGATGCGTTGTTGAAGCATCTCGGGTTGGGTTCTGAGGACGGCTACGACTTCGGGTCTGCGGAGGGGTTGCGGGTGTGGGCGCAGGACAAGGTGTCGCGGGATCCGAACTTGTTGCCGGTGTTGGGGTCACTGCTGGGTGGGCAGGTGCCGGCGGTGGAAGCTCCACCGGCCGCGCCGACGTCCCCGCCGCCACCCGATTCTGCGCCCACCGATTCCGGTTCGGGTGCGTCACGGCAACAGCCACCTAACACGGAGTCGCAAACCCCGGGCCCAGCAGCGTCGGTGGTGGCTGCGGTCACCGACATGTGGGTGGTTCGCGCCCTCGAGTTGGCAGGCAAGCGCCGTGTCAACACCAGGGATCGTGTGCAGCATGAGCGCCTTCGCCACATTCCTGCGCACCGCTATCACCGGGTGATGGGTGCTGTCACCCCGGGCGAGGTCGGCAGGTTGGTGCGGGGTTGGGATGCCACCTTCGATGAGCAGGTGTTGGCCGGTATTGGGGTTGATCCGGAAGTCTTGCGGGATTCGGTGTTGTCGCAGGTGGCCCGCGAGTTGACGACCGCCACGGTCGACGGCGAGGTCGTCTGATGTGGCCGTCGGTGCGGAAAGCCCACCAGCTCACCATTGCGGGTGAAGCGGTGATGAATGCCCTCTATTCGGAGGCGTTGGATCAGTGGTTGCCGGTGCTGACGATGTCTGTGCTGCCCACTTTGACGGCGGCGGGGTTGCCGCCGGATCCGTCCGGTGCTGAGGATGCCGCCGATGAGTGGGGGTTGATCGCCGACCGGGTGGTGTTGGGTGGCGCCGAGCTGCTGTGGTCGGTGACCAACATTCAAGCGTTGCGCGGACTTGGGTTGCCGTTGCCTGCCGCTGGGCCGACACCGGAAGTTGATCCGGTGGCGTTGCGTCAGGTCGCCAACGAGTTGGGTGTGTCTGAGGCGGTGGTGTTGGATGCTGCCGCTAGGGTCGCCGCTGACGCCGGGTTGGCGGCTGCGTTGGCAGCGCACACTGCCGCGTTGCGGGCCAGTACCGAGAAGGTGCCGGCGATCATGTACACGAAGTTGGAGACGTTGATTCGGGCGGCCCCCGACGACGCCGATATTGGTGCGATACGGCTGACCGTGAAGTTGGAGTTGGCTCCTGGCAGCCCCACGATGGAAGACATTGCCGACTGGTGCTCCGCCCATTCCGGTGCTGTGCTCAACGATGCGATTGTGGCGGCCGGTAGCACTGACCCGGAGTCGGAGCGCATGGAGAAGGTGTGGATCGCCACCAACGATGAGCGGACCAGGCCGACGCACGTTGAGGCGCACGGGCAGCGCACCACATTGGATGGACTGTTCGCGGTCGGATCTGATGAGTTGGAGTATCCGTGCGACCCGGCCGGGTCACCGGAGGAGATCGCGAACTGCCGCTGCCGAGTGTCGGTGTTGGCGGTGGATGAGCAAGCCCCCGCGTATGCGGGGAATGAGACGGATTTGTTGGCCGGCATGTCGGCGAGTGGACAGGAGACCACGATGAATGTTGAGGCGGCGACGTTCCGCACGTTCACGGATGCGGTGATCGCACTAACGGGCACACCGACGTCGGATGGCCGGATGCTGTCGAGCGACATCGAGTTGAGTTTCCGTAGCTTCCCGCTGCCGCTGATGTGGTGCAAACAATCCACCGAAGGGCACCTCGACAGCTTCACGGTGGGTGTGATTGAGGAGGCCCGCGTTGAGGGTTCCACCGTCGTCGCCAGCGGCTATCTGCTCAACACGACTGAGGCGAATGAGGCCGCCGACCAGATCGCCCACGGTGTGACCGGGCCGAGTGTCGATTTGGCTGCCGCCGAGTGGGTGCTCACCGATGTGAATGGTGTGGAGCCCACCGCCGAAGCGGTTGATGCGATGCCCCAGGATGCGACGTTGGAGCTTTACCAAACGATCACCAAAGCCGAACTGATTGGCACCACCCTGGTGGCCACCCCGGCATTCGGCGACACCACGCTCACCCTGAACACCACCCGGGAGTCCCGCGACGTCGCCTTGGTGGCCAGCGCAGCGGATGAGTTCCGGCCGCGTGTCTACGATCACCGCTTCTTTGAGAACCCGATGTTGACTGGTCCGACGCTGCCCACGATGGGCGACGACGGCCGCATCTACGGCCATTTGGCGTGCTTCGGTCAGTGCCATCGCAGCATCCAATCCGAATGCGTCGTCGTGCCACGTTCGGCCACCGATTACGCCCACTTCCACACCAGCCCCGCGGTGCGCCTTGATAACGGTGTGCGGCTTCCGGTTGGGCGTCTGACGGTGGGCACCGGGCACGCCTCGGAGCGGATGGGTGCCCGGCCCGCCGCCGCCCACTACGACAACGCCGGATCCGCGTTCGCCCTGGTGCGCGTCGGCGAAGACAAACACGGCGTGTGGTTTAGTGGTGTCGCTGCGCCGTGGGCCACCCCGGAACAAGTCGAGATGGGTTTATCGGCGCCGCTGTCCGGTGATTGGCGGGACTTCGGTTCCGGCCTCGAGCTGGTCGCCGCACTGGCCGTGAACACGCCCGGATTCAGTGCGCGTGGCCGCTCCGACGATCAGGGCCGCCCACTGGCCTTGGTGGCGTCGTTGGGTCCGGTTGATGATGGTGGCGACGTGGATGTGTTGGATCCGCCCACCGATGACACCGACGCGGACGTGACGGTCGCCGATCCGGCAGCCGGTGCAGGGTTGACGCCCGACGTCGTCAAAGTCGCCGTCCGCGAAGCACTCACCGAAGCCGCAGCGCAGGCCGAGCGGGACCGGGTCTCCGCCGAAGCCGGAGCCCTATTGGCTCGCGCCCAGCAGATCACCCATCCGCCGACCCCGGCGGAGCAGATCGCCGAACTGCTGGCCGGCCGAGAACTCCCCTACAGCGGACGGAGCTGACCGTGGGGTGCAGTTGCGGGAAACGGCGTGCGGCGGGTGTCGCGAAACCTGGCGACGTGTTGGGCTACTCAGTCACCTACCCCGACGGAACATCGACACCCGAAGCGGCCCCGTTTATGACGATCGCCGAAGCCAAAGCCGAAGTCCGCATGGCCGGCGGCGGCACCATCCGCAAGCTGGTGCGCAAAGCGCCATGAAAGCGTTGGCGGTCGCGGTCATGGTCGCCGTGATGTTGCTGTGCACTCCCGCTGCCGCGTATGCCGACGAGCAGACATTCTTGGATACCGTCGCCGAACTCGGCTACACCAACCCTGCCGATGCGTTAAGTGCCGGATATGCGGTGTGTTCAATGAACAAAGCGGTCGGCCTGAGTTTGACCGAACGAATCCTTCGCCGCCTGCTCAACCGGCTTGACGATGTGCGTGACGCCGACAACTCCAGCCCGTTCGCGCAAGCCGCCACCGACAACCTGTGCCCCCGCTACTGACGGCGCGTGCACACCTGAGTTTTAGGGTTCGTCGCAGAGAAGTTCCCAGTACTGGCTACGGGCCGAAGGAACCCTCACAACGACATAGATCGACCTAAAACTGAGGAGTAAGTCCCGTGTTCGCTCTGCCAGACGAACTGCCCGCCACCAGTGCCGAACTCGACGAGCTTCGCACCCAGGCGCAGCGCAGCATCAACGTGATCCAAGCCCGTGCGGAAGCCGGCGAGGAACTGTCCAAGGACGACGTGGAGAGCTTGCGCTCGCTGCTCGACGCCGTGGATCAGATCAACGCCGCCGCCGCAACAGCCGCCGCCGAAGAGGAAGCGCATCGCACCGATGTCGCCGACTTGCTGACCCGCGCCACCGCCGCCGCCGAGACCACCGGTCCCGACGAAGACGACGACGCCGAAGAGATCGAGGACGCCGAAGTGGAAGCGAAAGAACTCGCCACCGTCGCCGCCTCCACGGCCACCCCGGTCACCTTCGCGGGTGCTGCTGCGGCCGTTGAGGTTCCCGCCGAGCCGCAGGGCCCCGGCTGGGAGATGGCACCCGGCGCACCCGGATACCAGGAAGGCCGCGTCGGCTTCCGTGAACTCGCGCTCGCCATCGACTCGGTCGGCAAGGGTTCACGCAAGGCCCGCTCCGCGGATGCAGTGTCGAAGGGTGCGTACTTCGCGCAGACCTTCGCGAAGCTGCGCCGCGACGTGCCGCTGATCCAAGAGTCGCACGCACTCGTCGCAGCGATCACCGAAGCCACCGATGAGCGCAAGCTCCCCGGCGGCTCGCTGACCGCGGCCGGCGGCTGGTGCGCCCCCTCGGAGACGCTGTACAACTTCTGCGACGTCCCCTCGGCCACTGATCTGCTGAGCCTGCCGGAAATCACTATCAATCGTGGTGGCGTCCGCTGGCCCGTCGAACCGGACCTGTCCTCGATCTTCGAGAACTTCGAGTTCTTCTTCAGCGAGACGGAGTTGCAGGCGGTTGACGCCAACGGCAACCCCACTGCGGTGAAGCAGTGCGTGGACATTCCGTGCGCCGATGACTTTGAGGAACTCCGCCTCAACGCTGTCGGTTACTGCGTCGAAGCCGGCATCCTGCAAAATCAGGGCTGGCCGGAGCTGACCGAGTGGTTCATGCGGTCACTGGCGCAGGAGCATCTGCGGGCCATCAGCCGCCGCACCATCGAAGACA